GTTCGGCATTGTTTGGACAAGTGACTGATAACCACCCTTCGCCGTTGATCTTGGACAAAACCATGCCTTGATCATTAAGCCATGCTAACACATCATCGCCACCGTTGTCGGCTAATCTGATTGGCGCATAGTGGTTTGTATCAGCAGGGGCAGGCGTCACATTGAGTGCCGTGCAGATATCGTCTAATGTAAAGTCACGCTCAGGATGAAACTCTACTAACCGTGCTTTGAAGTTATCACGCCCAGGCTTTAGGTTAATCGAGTCAGGCAAACGCACATTTCGAACCGCATTAGTAGCGCCTGCATCGGTGTAACCTGCCGCCGCAATGGCTTTGACTGCTGCCGTGAACTCACCCTTAGTCGGTTGCTCGCTGAAAGCATAGCCATACTGAAAATTATTAGGTGATGTCTCAAGAATCCATGTCGGTGCAAGGGGCGGTATTTTCGATTTCGTACCGATGTCGTCTAGCATCATAAATAGCACAAACTCGCAGTTGGCTGCAGACGCTGATATGCGCCCATCCTCGAAGCGGTCTATGATAAACGACGCCGTGTTGATGTACCACGCCTCACCGTCCTTCATCTTATGACTAGGCAAGTACGCAGGCCATGTGCATTTGATAGCGCCGTCAGCGTGCAACTGCAACTCACCGTCCTTCAGTTGTGGCTTTTGGCGCACAATCAAGGCAGTCTCGCCATCGGGAGCCAATTGTGTGATAAACTCTAAAAAGTTGTGCATTTTGTGTTTCCTTCCGTGAATTAATTACCCCTAGCCCAAAACTAGGGGTTTTTTTTACTTTCCATACCTTGTCATAATGCTTGCCTCAACGTCTAAGGGTAATCCCTCAGCCCATGCGGGTGGGGTACACATAACGTCTTTCATTTTTTGTACTGCTATTTCGGGTGTTGCTGATTCGACCACAATTTCATCATGGACGTGAAGTACCACATCGTCCAAGCATCGCAAAGCGTGTCGCAGTAAGTCATTGGCGACTGCTTGTGTGATGTTTTCACAGGCAAGCCCACGCCACAGTCTTGCTCTAGGCCACTCTTTAGCGTCGGCTGCTGGCTTCCATGATGCTTTGGCATAACTGACTCCGTCTTGATCTAATCGGGCGAATGGATAGCATAACACACGCCCACTAGGAAGTGCATACCACAAGTGTTGCCCATCAAATAAATAGGTTACACGGCCTGCGCTAAACTCATGTCCTTTGTTACGCATCGCCCTTGTGTAAGCATTTTCAAGATCTTGCCAGTACGGTACTGACCACGGATTCGCAAGACGCCACGCATTAACCATCCGCTTGGCTTCAGGTTCAGGTAACAAAATACCATACGCTCTACCCATCGCAGCGAACGCTCCTACGCCACCAGCAAATCCACACGCTAACTCTTGCACCTTGCCAATCTGTCTCTGTTCACTAGTAATCTGATCAACAGGTACATGAAAGGTTGCACTAGCATTAACCTTGTAAACATCCTCACCAGTACGGAACAAGTCTAACTTCTTAATGCCTGCTGGACAGTTGGATAGCCATGGGTTAACGCGCGCTTCAACGGCTGCCCAGTCGGCGACGACTAATGATTTTCCCCTATCGGATATAAGGGCAGGTCGGAGCATTGACTTGAGTACATCGGTAATTCGGCGTCCAAAGGCAGGGACAATTGCGTGGCCTCTAACCATAGCGGATCTAACGGCATCGGGATCCTTAGCGCACTTTCGGGTAAAGTTGTGTACTTGCGCTCCGTAACTACTTGCCCTACCTGTGGCTGCGCCACCAGCAAAGACAAATGCTCCACGAACTCGGTTATCTTCTTCATCTGCTAACTCCTTTAGTCTTTTAAATTTTGCGACACTAGACGCCCATAGGTCGTCCGCACATTGGATAACATCCGCAACTTGCGGTGGTACTTCATCGGGATTTTCTTCAGCACACACAAGTAGATTAGCTCGAACTGTCTTGTCGATTGAGTATTTTTTGTCACCATCTTTATAATTTTCCATCAATTTTTTGGCCTGATCGCCAACTCTAGCGAGAACCCACTCACGCATCCGTGGACTCCGCACGCTTAATATTTCACCATCTGTTAATTCTGCAACAAGATTCTCAATTTCTATTAACTCTGCACTTGCGTACTTAATCGCTGACTCGGCTAAGGGTTTATCCAGTAGCACGCCACGATCATTAATCTTCTCATTCACATGATAATCCATCAGCTCATCATCGGACAACTGACGCATAGCTTGGCTAATCGCACGCATTGCTCTGACATCCTGCTCGCAGTAGGCGACCATCTCAGCCATGAGCGTTGGATCGTTGTTAAATGTACCATCGGCTTTGGGGATAGATAGCAAGCGAATCAGTTGATTGCCTCTATGGTCTTTACGCATATTCACGCTTGCGAATCTGCCCACGTCATCAAGCGAGCCTGGCGCACAGTTGGCACGAGCCTGCGTAGCTGTACAATAGAACTGTTCCGTCGTCGGTTCTGGGATTCCTTTGTCTGGGCAGAGGACGTACCACATGATCAAGCGCTCAAAGGCAGCGTTATGCGCTCGAATTTGACCACCTGAAATGATATGGTCAACAATCTGCCAAGGGAATTCTTGACCAGGCAACCACGACTGCACTTCCTCATCATCGAACGCGTAAGATAGGCAAAGCACAGACGTGCTGGCATCCCTTGCGTAGTTATAGACGCCACGGCTGGGTAGATCACAGCGTGAGCGCGTCTCAAAATCAATATATAGGATTGTCATAGGTAGGTGGGGCTAGTCGGTTTTCTTAGTTCTTCAACTTGTGTGTACTAGACTGAATACTCACAGACTAGCCCCATTCTTACTCTGCTGCTGTTTCCACGGGTGCAGGTTGCTCTTGCACTTGCGGTACGGCTTGTTGCTTGATTTTGTCAATGATTGGTTGAGAAAACTCATAAGGCGTTTTGCCTAGAGCTGCCAAAATACCATTAACTTCTTCAATGCTCAGTTCTAGCTTAATCATATTAAACACTCCTTCTTCTGCGTGCTGTTGCTACAGGAGCTACTGCTTCTGCTTCAACGGCGGTTTCTTCTGCGGGTGTACCAGCCTCATCGGTCATACTCATCCAACTTGCAATTTTAAAAATTGGTGTGTAAATGCGACCATAAGACTTGTGACTGTAATGCTCTTTATCAAGCGTAACAATCGGTACAGGCAACTTCGGATCTGTGTCTACTTGTGTAGCAATGGCAACGGCTAAGGCTTGTACGGAACGCTTACCGCCAACGCTAGTTGTGGTGTAGCGCACTTCCATCCCCTTATCTTCGCCACTTAAACACTTCATAGACATACCGACTTGCGTTTCCCAACCCTTACGAGCCATTGGGGGCGCTGCTTCTAACTCAGGTAATGGCTGAGATACTGATACCATCTTCTCGCCAAGCACTTCACCGTCGCCCCAAGCTATAAAACCATGCACAAATGAGAACGGATTGACTGCCCATGTTGAGTCATCTTCGACTTCGGTCTGATCTGCACCGAATACCCAATGACCTGTTTTGTCCATCTTGAGGATGACAACACCTGCTGCGCCAACATCGGTTTCTAAAGCGCGTAACGCTGTCGATAATGAAGTGACTGAGGGTAGATTTGCTGCTGAAAACGTGGTTATATTTGACATTATTAAAGTTCCTATTGGATTTTAGAAAGGGCTGCAACAAGTTGCTTCCCGATTTGTACTACGGCTGGGCGTGGATCTTCTTCACGCGCCAACGTACTGCCACTACTTACTGCTACTACTAAGTCGTCAGGCAGTTTAGTGCCTAACTTCTTGAGTACCTTTTCCGCAACTGCTGGTGTAATGAGTTTAGTCACATACAACTCAGCTTCGGGGATTACTTTTGATAACACGTCTGTTGCTTGATCTTCATTAGCCCATTGGCGTGTCGCACGCTTATTGACTAACTTCCAACCTGGCACAGGCTTGTCTGCCTCTAACATTTGGTGCGCTAACGCTCGCAGATCAGTAATCCATTGTTCTAACAGATCACAATTCTTGAGATAGCCACCTATCATATCAGCGTTGAGGCTCGCCAACTGATCCTGTAGCGCACGGTCAACTGCACCTGTCATCTTAGGGCAGATTGGTTTTGCAGCGCACCATCGGCAATGCTCACCCGCGCTTAACCCAGCGTTCTTTTTCTGTGATTCCTTGACGGATGCGACTAAATTATTTTCAAAAATTTTGACACGCTCAACTGTTGTCACCCAACGCTTGACACTTGGTGGTTGCACAATAACGCACTCGATTTCTGTTGCGCCATCAAACACCCATGCTACTGAAGGTGTACGCATGGCTGCTGCTGCGTAGAATAAGAGCTGTTCGTTTTCTTCAACACCTACGGCTACACCATCGCCAAACTTCCAATCAAGCACGATAGCCCGATTACCAATACGGCCTAGTAAATCACATGAGCCAAACACGTCAGGCAAGAAGTCACCAAAGCCAACTTCAGTTTCAACGGCGTATTCCATTTCTAACTTAGGATCAATCTCGCTAAGTAAGTTAAGGGCAACGTGCAATTTGTTGTCGATGTGGTCTTGCGTCAGCACTTGATCTTGATACTTCATACCGATTAAAGACTCAGGCGTTACGCCTTGGTCAAGCACTTGTGATATAGCGGTATGAAGTAATGTACCTAAGTCAGCATAAACGCTACTTGGTCTTGGTGGCATCTTGGCACATAAAGCAACAGAGCCTGGGCAACCCATAACCCTTTTGGCAGTTGAGCCACCGACGATATTTGAATGTTGAGCCATGTTTAGTTTCCTTTAGTTTATTTGTTTAGAAATTTTATTATACATACATTTTTAAATTATGTGTTAAACTTTTTTACATGAATGAAAAAGAAATTGAATCTTATTTTAAATGGGCCGTAATGTCAATAGGCGGAAAGACTTATAAGTTTAGGTCAATCAACCAGCGCGGCGTGTCAGATCAGATAGCGTGTCTGCCCAATGGCGATACGTGGTTTGTAGAATTAAAAACAAAGGGCGGTAAAGTATCTGCCCTACAGAAATTTTTTATGGAAGAAGTAACGGGGCTATCCCAACAATATGCGTGTTTATGGACTAAGGAACAAATAGATGAATGGGTTAAGGTTACGCGACTACCAAGAGATAGCCGCTGATTTTCTGTATGAGCATGACCGTGCTATGATTCTTGCGCCTGTTGGTGCAGGTAAGACGGCTATCACGCTACGCGCCATGTACGACTGTCTGTACAACGGCGTTGTAACTCGGTGGCTAGTCATAGCACCCAAGCGTGTCTGCACCGACGTGTGGCCTGTCGAGCAGCCGAAGTGGGCGCCTTTTATGAAGTTAGCCGTAGCCGTAGGCACACCAAAGCAACGCAAGGAAGCGTTTGAGTCCAAGGCGCTAGTGGTTGTGACCAACTACGACAACTTACAATCGTTGCCAGATGACATGGATTTCGACGGTATCGTATTCGATGAGCTGACCAGGCTAAAAAATCCATCAGGCGCACGCTTTAAAGCCCTTAATAAAGTCATTGATTCTATCAAAATACGTTGGGGTTTGACAGGGTCGTTTACTAGCAATGGCCTTGAGGATGTGTTTGGACAATGTAAGATCATCGACCAACAGCTACTAGGGCGGTCTAAGGGGGCTTTTATGCAAAAGTATTTTATTCTAATGAACAAAGACTTTGGCGAGTGGGCGCCACGCAAGGGTGCGCTGCCTGAAGTAATGCAAACTATTAAACCTGCAACATTTGTGCTAGATGCTGGCGAGTACGCTGATCAGTTGCCCCCGCTACACGTTGTTGAGATGCGTTGTGATATGGCTGACCGTAGCCATTATGAGAAGATGAAGAAAGACTTTGTTGTGCAGTTTGGTAAAGAAAAAATTACGGCGGTTAGCGCAGCCGTTGTTACACAGAAGTTACAACAGATGTCGTCAGGGTTTGTTTACAGTACCGAAACAACAGCATCTAATACACCTGGGCGCATGAACGTCACCCAGACGCCTATTTGGTTTAGCACCCATAAGTTTGATATGTTAGATGAGCTGCTCAATGAGAACCAACGGGCAAATACCATCATCGTTTATAACTACGTCGAGGAGCTGGCAGAACTCAAGCGTAAGTACCCTAACGCACAGACAATCAACGATCCGCAATCGATTGCACGCTGGAACGCAGGCGAAATAGAACTGTTGTTAATTCACCCGTTATCGGCAGGGCATGGGTTAAATCTACAACATGGCGGATGCAAGATGGTGTTTGTGTCTCTGCCGTGGTCGCTAGAGTATTACGAACAAACCATCGGCAGACTGCACCGAAGCGGTCAAAAGCATGATGTGTGGGTTTACATCCTGATTACAACGAAAACGATTGAGGAACGCATTTTGGGTGCCTTGAAAGACAAAAAGGCGTTATCGGAAATAGCTATGGAAGAACTAACATGAACGAACAACAGTTGATTAAATTGCTTGAGAGTGCCGAAAGTACGATTGCACGGCTGATGTTAGAAGTTAATCGGCTATCTAAAGAAGTTGAGTTGCGTGAGTTAACCGATGATGAGATAAAAGAAGTGTACGACCAGTATTTTGATGTTGATAATTTTGGTTGGCTACAACGTGAATGTATTAGAGAAATTTTACAAAAAGCGAGAGAGAAATGACTCCATACATTTGCGTACATTGTAAGTCAAAGATACTAACCATATTAGTCAGATGTCCATATTGCAGTAAATAACCAAGGAGAAGAACCATGACTGAATCAGTAGCGTATATGTCTGAAAATGGTGTGTTGTTTAAAGAAATGCCACCAAACCCTATGTTTGAATTGACGCCACTTTATAAGTTGCGTGACATATCAGATAAGGAGATAGAAGAACTTGCAAGTTTTATTTTTACTGAAGATCGGGCGTATGAATACTGCGATGTGTATAAATTTGCTAGAGCATTACTACAGAAGGCAACGGAAAAATGAGCTATATCGTTGCGTCTTTGCCGCCTATTAAATGCTTTGTAAAGCGCGAGTTTTTGTACAACGACCACAAAGGGCATGGCGAGTTAGAGCCTTGCGTTTGGGTTAGCCTTAAAGCCTTGCGTGGGCAGGTCTTTCGTATTGAATCGCTATTGCCTGCGTATGGCGCGTTGTACGACAAGTTGCCCATCCATGCGTATGTCTGGCACGCTGACGCTGGTGATCTGCCAATTGATGTGTTGCAGTTGTGGGATTGCATGAGTTACAGATTTACCATTATTGAAAAGATTGCCTTGCGTAATTTGGGCGTAAAGTTTTTGGGTAAAGACAAAGCCTGGCACTTTGGACGCTATTTGTTTACGGTAGACTTCTGCGCTGACGGCTTGGATGTAGACACAACTTTTACTGAACAGGCCGAAGAACACAAGTCTTTTAATTTTATCCAGTTAGAGAACGGTCAATTTGCTACGCAACCCAACAACCGTTGCTTGTGGTACGACCAGAGCCTAATCCCTGCTGAGACAAAGTTTCCTGATTTTCAAGCAGCGCAACGATTATGGACAGTCGATGGCACACGCAAATGGTCGGCAGGCGACGATTGGTTTTATGACATTAAGGAGAAGAAAGAATGAAAAGGTTATTACAATACAAAGCCAAGCTAAAAGCGGCGATGGCTGAGGAAACGATCAGGGCGAGGCAATATAACGCTGCGCTCAGATCATTAAAAAAAATTACTGCTGAAACTATTGAACTACAAAGAAAGGTCGAACATGAAACCGCTAAGTTGGCGCAAGCTGCAAGCCGTACTGAATCAGCTCAATGAGTCTGAAGTATTAATTATGCTGATTGAGGAGCGACGTGGCCTCAAGCGAGCATCCATCATGGAGAGATTGCATATGCGTTACAACACCTTGCGAGTTAGCCGTGAGCGTATTGAGATTATGAAGGAAGCTATTGCGCCATGACCGAACCTGATTTCTACGCTTGGTCACACGCCAATTTAGTTGAATTTGCAACAGAAGCGTATTCTCGGATTTTAGAGGATACTTATGAGATAGAATTATTAAAACAAGATTTGCGAATGGCTATCCAAGCCTATCGACAAGTCAATACAAGGAGCAACTATGAATAATACCGACAAGAATATGATCACGCAAATGATACGCGCAGGGCGATTTAACCCTGAGATATGCGAGTTATTACGCCAAAAGCAAGTTGAAGATTCTAAGAAGATGATTAAGCAGATGGGCGAAAGATATTGTTGCCACGCCAATAACGCACCAAAGAAAGGTGCTTACTAATGGACGACGACTACGACGATTATGTACCTGTGCCACAAAACAACGAAAGTTTTATGAGTCAGCAAGAAGTTGCAGATGAGTTAGGGATTTCCCGTAGTCGAGTTAGTGAGATTGAAAATATGGCTTTACGGAAGTTTCAGCTCCGTTTACTAAGCCGTTATTCAGTAGGATTACTAGGAGACGTGATATGAAAACAGACGGCGTAGTTATTTTAGTAGCGTTATTCGGCATTATTGTCTGCACTTACTTGGTCGGCATGACCGAGTTAACGCGTAGAGAAGATCGAGCAAAGGTTAATTGTGACGTATTGATGGGCGGTTGGCACCCCGATACCGCTAAGAAATACGCTGAGTTATGCTTGCAAGCGCGTGAGATGGCTAGGCAACAGTCACGCTAACATAGTTGACGCGGATGTTTGCACGTCAGCAACACGCTTGAGCCATCCCTTGCCGTATGTCTGGAAGGTCGGCAAGGACTTGTAGAACGCTTCTTTGCTGTTGCTAAACTTGTCTAGCAAGTCTTTACCATCTGCCTCTTGAATTGCTTTCATGGTCGCAGGGCCAATAGAACCATCAGCAGTTACACCTAGGGCTTTCTGTATCATCTTACGAGCAGCGGCTGGTCCAGCATTAATAGCAAAATCAAACACGGCGTAATCCACGCCAGCAGGTAAATCATCACCTCGAACGGCATCCCAATAATCTCTTTTGTATAGCGGTTTAACATCTTCTTTCTTTAGCGCCTTCATATCATCTTGTGTAACAGTATGCCCGATGTACTTCTCCCAATTGGCTTGAGTACACCCCCACATGGTGCATCCTTTACGCCCATCTGGTAACTTATTGCCAGGATCACGCTCATCATTTGTAAAACCACCCTCATGGGCGATAACCATATCAAAAGACTTATCCCAATTACTAATCATTTTTTATTCCTCATATCTGCTAGCTTCTCCACCGTTCTGCCTCCAAAATATGCGAGGAAGCAAATCTGGCCCCATTGGCCAAGCAAATTTACGAATCCTTCTTGTGGACTGTGACCAAAGGCTGACATCATAGTAAACACAAAGTAAGCTACAAAAATAGCAATCAACGCCATTGGCCTAATATTTTTAGATAGCCACGAATCTGAACCCATGTCAGACTTCCATCGATCACTAATATTAGTTTGTTCTACTTCATATAACTTGGTATCGTTTGCCATCTGCGCTAGCTCACCATTTTGCGCTAGCGTTGCTAATTCTAATTGTGCCTTAGCTTTTGCCTCTGGATCAGGGATGAGCTTATCAATTAACTTACCGCCTATGTTAAGTATTGCGTCAAGTCCAAACATTATCTACCTTTCCTAAAATGTAGCAACGCCAAGTCAAATATAATTAGAGACGCGCCAATATCTTTAGTTATCCAAAGTGGGAACAAAGTATCTGTAGGGTACGCGCCAAACTCAAAATAGTGTAATGAGCGCATAATCTGCACCATCAAGCCCATTGTCATTACAAATATGCCAATTTTAGATAGCATCCGCATATCAGTAAAGAATCCCGAAAATGCTAAGAAAGCTACTACAAAGACTGCAATTAGTTCAATTACTAAAATAGACATGAGCCAATGAATAAGTGTCATTTTTTTGCTTTTGGCTTATGTTTAATCTCATCCGCAATTTCTTGGATGTCCATGTGTTCTCTCTTGACCATGTAGTTAGACACCCAATTGATGACCGCTACACTACACATTCCAAGCACCCACGCTAGTCCAATTAACACGTCTAACTTCTCAGAGTTAATATCTAGCTTTTCAGCAACAATACCTGTGAACGCAAAACCAGCCATTGCGCTAATACCGCCTGCAATAAAGACTGACGCAACTTTACCCTTTTCTTGTAGCTTCTCAGGAGTCCAGAACATAGCAAGCGACAAGCCACCAAACAAACCACCAAGGGCAGGCGCTAGCTTTTCAATCAGGAATCCTTCAGGCATCATTTTACAATGACGGTTTGTAGTAATTGCATAAAAGTGTCCTTACCGAAGAACGTAAACGCTAAAATTCCGTACAACATATACTCGATTCGTTGCATACGTTTCTCACCAATTTTAAATAGCTCCTCGATGCGCTTATATCGTTCCGCGCATACTGCCTCATGCACGCTAATTCGTGTATTGTTCTCGGCTTCCATATTTACCTTGCAAGTGCGTTTTGGTTTTGTTGCTCAGGGGCTAATGCGTTAACTGGCGGCGTAGTAAGACTTGCTACGCCTGCGCGTGTACCCGAAAGATTAGATGCATTTTTAAGCGCTTTTAATACTTGAATACGGTCATCGGCAGGTAAAGTATTTAAAATTTCATTCATACTTTTGCCTGTTTTAGCTGCGTTTGCTAGTATATCTATTGTTTTATCGCTAACTTTATTTTCTAAAGTTCGTATGACTTGTTTAACTATAGCGGTCTTATAACCTACAAAGCCTGGTATCTTTTTGGCAAGGCTTTCATCTTCAAACCCTAATGCTTTTGCGCCTGCTTTAGCTTGTTCAGCTAATTTAAGATCACGCGTTAATTCTTCCGCAATTTGTTGCATAGGTTTAATATCAACGCCCATTTCTTTAAAGATATTAAAACTGCCTGGGCCAAAGACTTTTGCTACTGCGTCAGGGTTATCGCCTTGAACCAGTTTGATAAATTCGTCAGGCGATGTTTTAAACATAGCCAGCGCTTTTCCTGCTAATTTACGTCGGTCAATTAGTTGAGCATTAGCGGCGTAATCACGCAAGTATTGCCCATACGCTGTACCGCCAGCTTCTTCTACGGCGTTAATGATTGGCGTTTTAAGTTGGGCTATTACGCCTGCAGCTAAGTTCTTTTTAGCTGTTTGATCTAGCCCTGGGCGTAATTTTTCAACGGCAGCATTAACAGAATTTTTGCGTAAACTATCTAACGCAAACGCATCTATTACCCCATCGCTATTTGTCCATTTAGCAACATCATCGCCAAAACTTTTAATAGCGCCTTCAATAACATCATTACCTGCAAACTCAGGGTTACGCAAAATACCATTTATACGACTTGTAACAGACTTAGCTGTTAAAGGTTTTAACCCATACGCCGCCAAGCTGTCGGTAGCCGCTTGTTTAAATCGCGCAGCTTCACCAAAAAGTAACGACCCTTCAGCTGCTTTCGATGCTACTTCATCAGCTTTATCAGCTAACTCGCCTATGTATGTATAGCGTGCGGTGCTAGTTGGCAAACCTTGTTCAACTACACGTTGCGTTGCAAGATTAGCAGCTCGATCACCCGCCGCAACAAACCGACGTACGTCTTGAACTTTATCTGTCGCAGCTTGCCCTAATACGTTTGCTTCTGCTTGTAATTTAGGGCCTAGAGTGCCTGCAAGGTTAGCGGCTGCTAATTCAGTTTCACGAATTGGCGTCATTAAATTGTTTAACGCATTTTTAAATTCGCTTACTGAAGTTAAATTTTCAGTTAAAGATGGCCCACCAGCTAGACGCGCTAACTGATTTAATTGTTCTGTTTTTTGTTTATCTTTAAGAACACGATAATAACTTGATTTATCTTTGCCAGACACAAACCCTAAAAATGCTTGGTAGACGTCATTGTCAATACCGTACGCTGCTTGTGCCGCGTTAATGTCTAACGGCGCTGCACCGTTGGCTGCGCGGATCTGATTAATCTGATCACCAGCTGCTTGACGAGCAATCTTACCCGCCTCAACATTAGCTAGTTTACCTGTAGCCGCATCAATAAATTTACCTGCGCCTATGGCTAAAAATTTAACTGCAGGCGGTACAACAAAAGGTGCGACGGCGCCAATACTAGCGCCTGTTTCAGTTTCTTCAGGATTAACTAAAGCTGATGATATCCCACCAACAGTAGCGCCGCCAACCAATCTTGCTAACGCATTACCAGTTCTACCAGCTAAAGTTGTAGGGGTTATCCCTGTTTGAAATCCACCTGAGCTAAGTGATTTTGCTAACGGTGTGGTTATACTTGCTACTTGCGGCGCAACTTTACCTAACATTTGCACAGGTTTAGCAATTAAACCGCCAGCAGGCAACGTAGCTACAACTTCACCTGCAAACTCACCCGCGCCTGCGTAGCCAGGTGCCACGTCTTTATACGGTTGAATAAACTGTTTTTGCAATTCTTGGCGACGTATGGCATCTTCAGTCAAGAATTGCCCTGTGTCTGTAGCGCCTAACGCTGTTAAACCTTTACCAAGCAATTTTTGACCACCAAGTACAATGTTACCTACGCCTGTATATGCGCCTGCAAACGGTGCAATAGCAGTAGTTAACTCACGTTGCACCATTTCTCTGCGAGCATCCGCAGGTTCAGCAGCCACATTTTGACGCGCATCGGGCGCGTTTGCTATTGTTGGCGCTTGTGTTTCGCCACGCATACGCTTAATTTCCATTGCTAATGCTTTTGCGTCGTCAACATTACCTGCTGCATCAGCTTTAATAAGCGCAGAACTTAACTGTTCAAGAGTAGCCATGTTATTCGTATTTTTTTAATAAAGCATCAATATCAACACCGCCTGATGGCGCTTCACCTGCTTTTTTCCTAGCCCTTTCAATACCTGTTTTAACAATAGCTTTGTATTCGTTAGCGGCAGTAAGAAATTCTTTTTCACTTTGCGCTAAACTCATCCTTGTTTTAGCTGCTGTTGCTTTTTTACCTTCTGTTTCAGTAATAGCACCGCCACCTTTAAGAGTCTCAAAGGCTTCCAAAAATGCGCCGCCCATAATTTCATCAAAACGTGCTTTAAAGTCAGCCGCAGGAGTGCCAGGTATAAGTTGTTCAACACCTGGTATACCTAAAGTTTGAAGTCTACCCATACCTACTGCACCTGTAAAGCCTGGATGAGGCGCTGTGCCTGCGTTAATAACTTTACCACTTTTATCTTTAACTGCAGGTGTTCCAATCATAGCGTCAATTTTGCCAAGCAGACTTTCACTTGTTGCAATAGCATTTGGTAACGCTATAGCCGCCGCCGCTTGTGTTTTACCTGCTGTTGTACCCGCTGCTTTAGATGCGGCAAGTTTTGCTTGTACGTTAGGGTCTAAGTCCGCAGCTAATCGTCGTTCTGCTAAGTTTAATTGACCGCCTGATATATCTGTTTGACGCTTTGCATTTTGTTCTCTTGCTAAATTAGCGCGTGCAGTTTCTTCTGTTACAAGTCGATCTTTAGCATCTAAAATATTAACTAAAGTAGATTTTTGCCAAGCTCTAAAATTAGGCGCCGTTGTAATAGAATTTCTAAGCATATCGGCTTTAGCTTGGTCAATGTCGCCTGAAGCTAAATGTCTATTAATACCTGCAAGCGCTTCTTGTGGCGTGTCTAACGCAGAAATATCCGCTAATGCTTTATTAGCTTTATCAAGTTTTTGTTTATATTGAAGCCCTGTTGTTTCAGTTAATGTTTTTTGTTCTGTAGCTTGTTGTGTTTTTAATTGTTGTTCCGTTAACGCAGCTTTTTTTTGTGCTTCAATAACACCAGGAATAGCTGTTCCAGCACCGCGTTCGGCTAGTTGTTTAGTCAAAAGGTTATAATCTAAAGCACCTGTGTTTGGGTTAAAGGCACCTTTATATGCTTCAGCTAACGCATTTTGCGTATCAAAGTCTTGTTGCGCTTGACGCATTTTTAATGCGTTAAGTTGTTGGCCTTGTTGCGCGCCTTGAATTTGCGAATACGCTGCCAATTGATTCATTGGATTTTCAATTTGAATAGGTCTAACGCCCATTGCTATATTTGGATCAATAGTTGCCATATTTAGTCCTTAAAAATCACTTACGTATTGCGCTGCTGTAGGAGGTACGTATGCTGGATTGCCACTTCCCCCGCTATATACATTACTTGCGCCGTATTGGCTACGTAAATTGTTATTCTGTAGTTGATTTACTAAATTTTGATTTTGATAGAAATTTAACCCTTGACCTAACCCGCTACTTAACGCATTAGCGCCGCCAACATAGCCAGACGCTCTTGCATTACCCGCGCCGATAATGTTACTTGCGGCGGCGTTACCATAATTGCCTAATGATGCCGTAGTCCCTGCAGCGTAATTTTGCGATGCTTGTTGAGCTTGTTGAGCAGCGGATTGTCCTACGCCCGCTAGACTTTGCAACGGTGCAAGGGTATTAGTTCTTTCAGTTTGAAAACGATTAAATGCGTTACCGTATGCTTGTTCTTGTGCTGACCGATTGGCTTGGTAACGATTAAAAGCATTTTGATATTCTTGTGACGCTAAATCAGATCCATAGCGTTGCGCTCCTTTAAGAGTAGCGCCTGACAGTAACCCACCTCTTGCCGCTGCTGTACGGTCAAGAGCTTTCATACCTTCGGATAAACGGAACGCGTACCCTGGATCTGCTTGGAAATCAGACGCGCCAAAATTCCTCATAGCAGCTGCTGGATCGTAGCCTGCAACACCGCCAAACTTAGCTGAAGCATTAGGGCCTTGCAACTGCGCTAACAACATATTTGTGCCTGTAAGCCCAGCTTGTCTAAACGGTTCGTTTAGTTCAAGTTGTTTTAAATATTGCTCACGTTGAAGCGCAGTTTGTTGATCAGCAATATCTCGTTGCGCTTGCGTTGCTTCGCCTGCTGATTGTTGTTGCGCGCTAGAAGCTCTACTAGATGTATAAGCCCCTACTAAAGTGCTAGCTGCTACTGATCCTGCTACCCAAAAAGTCATAATGTCACCCCTACTTGTTTGTCTTTAACTACATTTCCGACGGCGTACATATCATTCGGATCGGATTCAACTAATTCAATTTCGGCATCTTCAACAGTTTTAGCATCTACAACATGAAAAGTCATACATAAAGCATCTGTTTCGGCATAAACAGCTCGTTTTGTGCCAGGCGTACTACATAGCAATTGAGGGCCTGTGATTAATTGTACCCCATCATCCGTTGTTATGGCTACTGTACCAGATACAATTAGGTAAAAATGTTCTTTTTTATGAACTTTTCCTACAACTAACACGCCTGCTTGACGCCATACTTCACGACAATACATTCCTGCGTGGAACGTATGTTTTGTTTCAGGTTCATACTGAGGCAACTTACATAACTCAGCTTGTAATGCTTCTACCCTATTTCGTAAGTCAAAAGGCGCGCTAGGTAAAAACCCTTGTCCGTAAGTAACGTTCATCTCAATTTGCATATTATTCTAGCAATAAGTTGTTGTATGTTGCTGCTTGCGTTGTAAGCCAGCTTGTGCCGTCTGACACAATGGTTGCCCAATTACCTGCTACGTTATCTAGTATGGCTGTACCTGCAGCCCCACCCGCCCTTGACACAACATTACTAGACGCTGACACTAATGATTGATTCTGATAGTTAATAAAATATAAAACCCGCCCTGTGTTGGTAGATGGCGACGGTAGCGTAACCGTGCAAGTAGAGCCTGTCTTGTTGTTTATTAACCATGTATCTGTAGATGCTACACTAAAATCAGCAGTTTTGGTAACTGGCGCGCTTGTTGTTATAGTGCCACTTGTGCTTAACGTGCCAGCTGCAAAGGTTAATCCTGTGCCTACGGTAACATTGTTAAACCCACCTGCGCCGTTGCCGTACAGAATAGACGTGCCACTTGTAGCTGGTGCGTAGTCTGTACCGCTTACTGCTGCGCTAATGGCTGTACCGTTGCCTTTAAGAATACCTGTAATAGTTGTGGTTAGCGTAATAGCGGGTGTAGTAGTGCTATTAGCTACCGTGCCAGCAAAGCCATTAGCCGATACGACAGACACGCTAGTAACCGTACCACCTGTACCAGTAATGGTTATACTACCCGCACCATTGGTAATAGTTATACCTGAACCTGCCGTCAAGGTATTTAAGTCATATTTTTGTCCTGCTGTATTGCCAATTAATAATTGACCATTAGTAGGGTAACTACTTAACCCTGTACCACCATTAGGTATTTGAACAATGCCTAAATTAGCGCCAACAATCGTATAGATGTTATTAAAGAACCTAAACCATTCCCGTGACATTAAACCTGTGCGTGGATCTATTAACTCAACTCTAGGCGCAGGAATCTGCGTAATGTTAATTGGATCAGGCATTAGTCGGCGATAACAGTATTTCAGCGTTGGTAATGGCAATCTTTACTGGATCGGTACCTGACACTTCATAGACACGATCACGCAACTTTTGTGTCATGCCAAGCCTACGCCAAAACGTACGGAATCCATACTGACCAATTTTGCCCATTGACGACCAATGCTCATTTGACCATGTGTGGCCTGCATCGTCTGACCAGCGCAACATAGCTTGAGGATTATAGCCAGGCGCTGCTGTATAAGCATTAGTAGCTAAAATATACCCGTTAATATCGTCAAGGCTTGTATTAATGCCTATAAGCTCAAATTGATCGTTGGACTCTGTAGTTAAGTCTAATCCTGCTTGTGTAATTAAATTAGTTTGTAGATATTCAGCAATAATTTGTTTGCCATCTTCTGTTGCTATATCTTCAGAATCATACGCGGGGTATTGTTCTAGCCCAACGCCTGTTTCAGCGTTAAGTTGCAACGTATGTTGGGCTGTACGTTTAAAGTTATTTTGCCCTGGCATTAATGCGCGCCATGAGCGTAACCACTTTTGAGGTTGCCCGTTATCTGCGTAAGTTTCTAAATCAAGTTGGTATATATTGCCGTTTATATAATCACCAACAATAATCGTACCGCCAAAGTTACATTGATTATTGCTACGATGTCTTGTAAAGTTGCCGTCAATAAAACCTGCTCGTTCATGCCATGCTTGCGTAGATACGTCATAAACCCAAGTAGCGTTGCCTGTTGGAAAACTAATTACGTAGAACGCATGGCCGTCTTGTTGATAAGTATACGCCACCGCATCGGATATATTGCCGTACTGTTGTATTTGCCATTCAATTGCATGGGTAGAAACCCGAACGCCTGTGTAACCGTTAGCACGATAGACGATACCCTGACCACGCGCATCTGTGCCTAGCCAAAACAATCCGTTATCTAACTTAGCAATTGAAAATGCTGCAACGCAACCAATTTCATTAAAAGCACCTTGAATACGCGTCAGAGGAAAGTCGGCTGCGCCTGAGTCATACCAAACTTCTACGGAATCCGTACCAAACACCCACAGCTCGCGGTGATCGGATATAAGGGCAACCACGCCGTCTGGTGAGCCTTCAGCACTAGCAAAGTCTAGTGGATCAACAGATGTACCGTCTAATAATTGCGAAACCCAAATCTTTTGACTATTCGGCTCGTTAAACACAAAATAGCCGTCTAAGTACGATACGGTTACAGCGCCTGCAAAATCAGGGTCTGTAATCTGTGCAAATACATTAGTTACTTCATTGTAGATAAAACCATTAGGATTACACGCCAAAAATATTTGTGTGCCATTGTCGGCAATAGATACGGGGCCTGAGCCACTTACAATACCTAAAAGCGTTGGTGTAGCCGTAGTGCTTGTTAATTTATAAAACTCTTGCCCAGACACTACATAAAAGTCTGAGCCATTTGTTTGGTGCGCCCACAATGCTCGAATAGGGCCAGTACCTACAGTCTGTAAAAACTTTAAGCCAGGCGCGCGTTGTAAAAACCCTGTTTCTTCTCCTTCAGTTACAACTTCAGGAAAAAGATTAACCATACGGGCATCCGCCGCATTAACGCTACGTGCAACATACGATTGACCTAAAATCGGGGTTTTCATTGTTTATGCAGCTACACCTTTAATTACTGCAAAATTAAACACGGGTGTTTCTGTAGTTGAACCACCAGTAGTTCTAAAAGTAATATTAAAACTACCCAAAGCCACCGCAGTAACCATTAAATCATATAAATCAGTACCTGATTTTTGATTTAAAATAATTACATCAGTCGCTGCTACCGTGCTATTTGTTACGGTAAAAGTTGCTGCTGTGGCAGAACCAGCGGCGCTAACTAACGTAATTGAGCCAGTTGTTTTGTTTAAAGTTACGCCTGTAGTTCGGCTAGTTGCTTGCGTAACTGTACCACCAGCTCCAGTTGCGTACCCAACACCTGCTGTGCCAGTTGAAACAATTGTACCTGTTGCAGTCAAACTTGTACCTGTAGCAGCGCCGATAGCAGGTGTAGTCAATGCCATACTTGTTGATGTACAAGCAGAAATATTGCCTGACGCCACCGTACCAAGTGCAGGGGTTACAAACGTAGGGCTAGTAAACAAAGCCGTAACAGATAGTTGTTTAGTCGTGCTAGTTGCAGCTTGCACAATTGGCAACACATCAGCGCCAGCTTGGGAAGTTGCGACGGGTAAAGCTGAAATAGCAATCGTAGCCATAATTTATCCTTAATAATTTCCTGCGAATATATTGTAGCGCTGGCGTGTGCCAACAATACTGTACGGTAATGACATAATATCATCTGGGTTGTTAATACGTTTTATGTTGCGTTTTGATGCCATCGCAATTCGTGACACTTGTGGGCTTGGCTCAACACCAAACTCGGCAGCAAACTCACAAGCCAAGTTATACCTAAAAGCTCTTAAATAGCCTGGCGGGAACAATATGTTAGTTGCAAGCGTAGCAGGCTGTGTTAACTCTTGAACCGAAATAAAATGCCATTGCAGCACTTTAGTTGGTTTAGGATATATAAACATCTCAATATTAGGGTACGTCATATTGGTAAATATGACTTGCGGGTATGTGCTAGTGACTGTCTTAACCGCAATACCGTTGTATTGCTGTTGATTAATCATCTTAATACCAAACGAGATACCGTTGGCAGGGTCAATAAAGTATGTAGAGTCGTCTAATAGAACAGGTCGATTACCTACGAAGTCGCCTGTAGGCCCTAGCGTTCTACTTAATATGTTAGGTGGCCAATTAAATACTTGGTCTTGCGTAGAAAATACTGATAGACGCTCAGTATTCCATGAATCAATCATTTGATTTAATGCAGCTAAAGCATCTTGCGATGTGGCAGCAGATGGCGTTTCACCTTCCGCCAATACTCCTAATAGACGTAGCGCCCCATTAATTTGATCGTTGGCGGTATAAATTGCCATAACTCACCCTTTACTCGATAGTTTTACGACGTCTTTTTACTTCCAACGTATTGACAGGAGCCGCAATCACTTCTTCTTCAGATGGCGTATCGTCAGTATAACGCACCCAGCCATTTTGTTCATCATATTCTGCTTCTTGTTCCATCGTAGCAACTTTACTACCGTGGTCAGGATGTTTTAAATATATAGTCATAATTTATTCAACTACAGAACTTTCAGGTTCGTCTATTTTATTAATAAGCATTTTATACGCAGAAATAGTGGCTTGAGCCTGAATCAAGAAGGTTTGCGCCTTCTGTGATTCATTCTCAAGTTCAAAGATTTCAGACAACAAAAACTCTTTACTAATTTGCATTACACGGCGTCCGAAACCATAATATAGTACGGCGTGCCGTTGTCAGCCACAATTTTGATAACGTGAGTAACAGCAGCCGCTGCTTTGGCACGGAAAATCGTGTTTGACGCTGGCGCTGGCATATTAAGCAATGAGCCAACTTTTACGGTGTTGCTATCGGTCACGCGCATAAATGCAGTAACGCCAGGCAAAGTTACACCAGCAGCAAAATTGGAGTCCAATTGAATTGCTGCCAAAGTACCGCCAGGAGTAGCATCGTTACCGCCTAAAGTAGCACGGATTGCGTTAGCTGCGCCAGAAATGCTTGCGCTGTTACCGTTAATCTCACAAGAAATGTGAGCGCCATTGATTGTGCCAGCAGTAGCCGCATTAGTACCTGTGACCACAGAAAAAGCACGTAAAGTTTCGCCTGAACCTGTAGAAGTAAAAGTTAACTTTTCGTAATTTAAACGGGTATCGCCAGAAGTAGCTGAAGTAGTAGCATAGCTACCATTTAAAACGCCTGCTGAAGTAATAGAAATAGGATCGTTAGAACTACCAACTTGATACGAATCTAATTGTGGATCGGCGTATGCAACGCCAATAGGTTTGTTATTTGCCATTATTAAAACTCCTTTATTATTTCCAAAAAAAGTTAATCCCGCCCCAAGGGGCGGGTATTACATTAACCAGCTACGCGGTAAAATACATACGTTGCATCGGCAGTCTTACGAACACGCCAAGTACACGATGTAACCGCAAGAACTGCTGCAACACCGACCAAAGTACAACCTGTGTTAGCAGTTAAAGTTGCGGTGTCGGTTGAGTCTAAGTTAATAATATTAAACTCAAAAGAACTATTAACTTTCATACTTGGAAATGCTGTATCTAATGCGGTTCCAAGAGGAACAGTTAATGCGCCTGCTGTTCCGTCAAAAGTAATAATCCCTGTGGCTAATTCAGCGGCTGTTAAAGTTGCTGCCGCTGTTTTAGCCGTTGGGGCTGTTTGTGTACTCATGTTAATTTCGGTTAAGTTACCGTCGCCTAGCTGATAACCACCTGCACCATTAGGTAATGCCATAATAATTCTCCTTAAATATTAAAAAAGCCCCCGTTTACACGGGAGCATTTAGGTTTAACCCCACAGACGGCAAGCCATTTGTGGTCGGATTGCGCTGAAACCGTATAGAACGTCAATACGGCAAGGTAAACGGTCATTGTTGATGTCGTACTGACGTACTATACGCATCGAGATACCGTTGTGAACTTGACGTGAAGCCATGTCTACACCTTGTGGTAATAGCAAGTCAGCAGTCGCAAAAGTGATCGCATCTTTGTGATAGATCAAGTTTTGTGGGTAAGATGTTGCGGATCCACCTAGGAAAGTTAAAGCAGCGCCTGAAACAGGGAACGCATTGATGGTAGCCAATGCGTTAGCAGAGGTGTACATCGCTGGCGATACTGTTAGGGTACCAGTTGTGGTTGAAGAAATGTTCAGATCAGCAGTTACAACAAATTGTTGTAGTGAACCTGTTGACTGACGAGTTTGTGGGTTAACAGCATATACGTTAGCAATTGTAAACACGTCACCAATTCTGAAAGTTGGCGAACCTGAACTAAAGCTAATTGCTAATGATGTAGAACCTTCAGCAGTTACAGTAGCAGCTACGATTGGTGCAGTTGGAGTTGTACCAGTTGTATGCTGACTGATAGATTGGCTCATGTTGATTTCTTCAAACCCTAATACGCCTTCACCCATCATACCGTTCTTGAATTGGCGGCTGATAGTGTCAGTTGGGTTGAATAAGCCTTTCATACCTTCAACCAAGCCAGCGTTAGCGGCAGGGTTTACAGTAGCGTACCGTGGAGACATTACAGCAGCAGCTTCGTTCAATTTCTGTTGAGCTTGTAACAAGACCAAAGAAGTTGATGGAACTGTGCCTGGTGTACCAACAGACTGATAAATGCTCTTGAAAGAAGTAGCTACGTCAGCATCAATACTTGAGGCTAACTGGCTAATACGAGGTTTTAGAACACGCTCAGCGAAGTCATCTAACTGCATAGTTAATTCAGCAGATGTGAAGTTGACACCGATGTGCTTTTGACTAGCAACAGTCAAAGTTGTGAACTGTTCGTTGTCGTCTTGAACTTGCAAGGCGGCGCCGTCAGTTACCAAAGCACGATCTGGTAGACGAATACGGAGTGTGGATCCAATTTTGGCACCTTCAACGGCGAAAGAATCGTCGTATTGGCGGTTTACGTTACGAGTAATCACAAGGTTGTTCTCAAGAATTTCGAGAGCTTTTCTTGTGATCATATCAATCGTTAAGATCGAATTTGACATAATAAAGTCCTTTTATAAAATAGTTAGCGGTTTCTCAATGCTTCGTACTTCTTGATCTGTCGGTTTCGTTCAGCTTCAATCCATTCTGACGTACTCATGTTCTTAATCGAACGAGGATCAGTTGTATCGTATGCTGGCGAGCCAGAACCTCTAGCTGTGACAGGTGCAATCGGTGCAGGAGCGTTTGAAGTCTTTTTTACAGGCGGATTGTCGCTTAACTTCGCTTCAATCTTCCCTATTTCTTTGGCTTGCATGAAAGGTGATAAGCGAGAGATACGTTCAGCTTCTTTTGGATTAGACCCTAGGTAATAAGCCATATCGGGGCCAACATCAGAAGATTGAATCGTTTGAGCCATCACGTCAGTAATTGGTAGCTTGGGGTTATATGCGACTTGTTCAAAGTCATCATACTTCGTCCGCGCTTCTTCTTCTCTGTCGTGGTAAGACTCTAAAAGATCAGACTGCGCTCTAGCTTGTTCACGTTTAACGAGTAGTTCTTCTGCCTTACGTTCTGCTAATACTTCAGCATATTCTTCGGGCGAGTTAAACGAATCGACTGACGGAATTTCGGCTGGAATCGCCCTTGTTTGCATTTCTGCTCGCTTGGCGTTCTGTTCTCTTTCCCACTTACGTTGTTCTCTTGCAAGTCGTTTTCCAATTGCGGCGTCTAATTCTTCTTGTGTGAAGGTTTTAGATGCTTCAACAGGCTTTTCTTCCAGCGATGTTACTTCAGTATCAGGAGCTGCTGTTGCTACCTGTTCTGGCGCGGCAGTTGAGTCCGCTAAGACTACTTCTTGTTCTTCAGACATCTATGACTCCTAAGAATCCCTAGCTAACGGCTAGTACGGTTGTTACAAAATATATTCCTAAATTTTTGCTTTGTCAAGTGTTGCTTTTTTAACTAAATCTTTCTGTAATTAAGTAAACAACGGTTTCACCTTGCGTTAATGCGTTAGTGTTTGCAGTTGTTGTTGTAATACGCAAATAAATTGGTGTAGTAGCAGTCCAAGATGGAATAGTGCCGCCTTGTACGGCAGCAGCTCTAGTCATTGATGTGCCCATATCTGCGTCAGCAAGTCCTTTTGTTACGGCAGCAGTAAAGCAATCATAAGAAGCAATAAGTTGCGCACCGCCTGCTGTTGTGCCAATTGTTTGCGTACAAGCGGTAACTCCACCGCCAGACCAAGGTGTAATCGTATCAGCAATAATTGAAATCAATCTAGTTTTAGCTGGCAAAGTAGCAATAACAACATCAGCAGTTGTTGCGGCGCCAGTAAAACCTCTTGTAACAGAAACTTTATATGTTTGAGTTAATACACTTCCAGAGTCTAAAGTTAAAGTACCTGTACTAGATGACTGAGTAATATTTCCGCTTGTTACTCGTAAACTATCAGGATAAATACAAGTAACATTTTGACCGCCTGGTGCGCTAGGGAATGGTGGAGTTAAAACAGCTTGTGAAAAATAATTAAGACTTCCAATATTTGCTATCTGTGGAAGCTCATGGTTTGTCTCTAAATTAAAGATTTCTGTTGCTAAAGAATATGTACCTAATCTAATAGCAGCGATACTTGCACCACCACCATGGGTACTTATACAAGTAATAAACCTTGTTTTTCTAGCTGCGATTAGGTCAATATTTTTACCAACTGTACTTGCACCAACCATGTTAAATACACAATGATCAAAAGTAGTATTAAATACTGCACCTGTACTATAGTCTGGAATATTTGCATCAAGAACTACTTGATAACCACCAGCAGTATTAGCATAATTTTGCTCAAACCATACACTTTGAATTTTTATGTTGTTAAGATTTCCACCTACTACTTTTCGTAGCAGTAAACCTTCTTTAGTATTTTGTTCGCTTACACCGCCATCCCATAATAGCAATTGACAATCTTGAACAATAACGCCTCGGTTATTATCGCGAGCTAAAAAATTGTACAGCGTAATCGGGGTATTCCCGCCTGATACGGTATCAATTAATAGCCCAATACCCAAACTTGTATCGTTACCTCGATTATTTATTACAGAACAATTTTGTAGGCTACTTGTATTGACATAGCCTGTCATGTGTATACCATGATTTGTGCATGAACCAACTTGCACGCCTTGCATAGTTACCATGCCATCAATCAAAATACCTGTTTGTAATACCCCATTACCAGCAACTGTTAAATCTTTTATTACCGTGTAAGAACCTGCTGTTGCACCATCAATGAAAGTTGCATTAATACCAACTGTTCCTGCGGTAAAAGTAAGCACAGTTCCAGATTGATCTGTTGGGCCGTACTCCATTGCATTACCCCAGCCTTGCAATGTAATATGATCACCTGTGATAATTATGGTTGGATCAACAGTAAAGTTACCTAGTGGTAATTGAATTATTCCCCCTCGACCAGTTGCTACCATTGCAGCAATAGCAGCATTTAAAGCCGCTTTATTTACACTCCCTGACGCGGTAGTAGAAAAGCCATAATCTGCTGCATTAATGCAGCTACCTTCAATCATGCTGTAACTTACTTTTGTTAAACTCATTTTAATTCCTAAACTTTGTTAGGCAAAGTAAATCCGATTAAATTGCCATTGTCTGTAAATTCTGGGCTTGAATTTGCGGGGAGATCACGCAAGGCTTGGCGATAAGTTGCCCAGGCTTGTTTTTCTTGATCAGTCAATGGAGAATCATTAACTTGTGTCCAATCACTATCCCGCAATAAAGCGGTACGAATTTTTCTTAACTCAAATTCTGCTGCTGTCATATTAACCTCCACAATATTGAATAGCTACGCCGCATCCTGCCGTATGATTTGCTGTTGTACCTGCTCCCACTATTCTATATTGAGGCAAAATAGTTAATGTTTGAGCTGCTGTTGCACTTACATAATAGCAAGATGATATTGTAAAATTTTGACTTAAATTAGCCTCGCCAGAATTAGATGGAACAGCTCCAGTAGGTTGTCTAATAGTGGCAGTTCCACCAAAATTTAGATATAAATTGTCATATGTGTATGTTTGCGAATGTTGGGTAGCACTTATGATAGAAATTAAATATTTGCCAGCAACGCTAAATGTAACTGTTAAAGTTCCAGAACTGTTAGATAAAGATACGTAATTACTAGTATCAGCCGTTCCAGTACCAGGTGCATTTGTTGTAGTACCCGTTACATCTGAGGGCGCCCAATCAGTCCATAAATAATTTGCAAGCGTAGTATTACTGTAATTTAAAGTAGTAAATTTGCCTGCGGCAGGGGTTGTAACGCCAATAGAAGTGTTATTAATTGTACTTGCCGTGGCAGGATTAATAGTTACTGTGCCTGTACCTGTGGGGCTAATTGCTACCGCAGCGTTGGCGGGAGTAATATTAGTTGCTACAGAAAGAGTAATGTTATCGCCGCCGCCTGCGCCTAAAGAAAGTTGCGTTGTACCGCTTGAATTTTTAAGCGCTAACCCGCCTGAATTTGTTGCTTGTACCGCTGCCGTTGTCAGACTTGTAGCCGCTATATCACGGCCAGCCGTTAAATTAGCGACTGAAACTTGTTTAGTAGTGCTAGATTGAACAATAGGCAATACTTCCGTACCCGCAAGTGGGGTTGTTGACGCGGGTAAGGCACTAATCTTTGAGTCAGCCATAATATTTCCTGTTAGTTATACATTACTTCAATTTTAGAAGTTGCGGGGGGAGCTTCAGAAAAAGTAATTAATGCGTTTGTTAAGGAGTAGGTATTTTTATTTTGATACACGCCATTAATATAAATTTGAGTGCTATTTTCACTTATAGGCGCGGTAAGCAAACTAAAAGCAGTTTGTGCGCCTGTACCTGTAAAATTAGCAACTAAGTTAAAATCGCCTGCAACAGAAAATACATTGTCGTATGTCGCTATGGTCACATTAGTAGACGTAGCTAGTATAAATTTATACCCACCTAATGTTAGCCAAATTTCACCGCTTGGCACTCGCCCCGCAGAATTTAAAATAATTGGGTTAGTATGGGCAACAGTTCCCAAACTGCTTGTATAAGTTGTTTTGGGTGTAGTTGTTCCTGCTGCGTAACTGTAAATTAATCCGCCTGCCAATGGCACGCCATCATCAGTAAAAAACTGCGCTCCGATCCCCGCAAATAACGATATGCTAACCGTCATAAATTACTCCAACAAAATAAGCCCATTATCTTCTTGTACAAGATTATTACTGGCTTCAGTTAAAAGGTTTGATACGGATCCGCCACTATCACGAGTGCCTGAGAATAAAGTAATAACACTACCTAAGCCGATAGCTACTCCATTACGAAGGGCAACTCCCCAACTCATCGAATATTAATTGGTTTGCAATACACATCGCCACTATCAGTAACACGAATTGCACTTACACGCCACGGGGCGCCTGTGCCTGGCGGGACTGTAAACGGGATTGGGGTAAAAGCTGGTATTGGTGTGCTAGCTGTAGTAGCTGTAACGCCTTCACCTACTAAAATGTAAGCTGGTGTAGTTGACCATACAACCACACCTTGTGGGCCTGCGCCCCAAGTAGCTGTAGAACCTGCTGTGCCTGTATATGCCGCAGTACGACCAGGGTAATTGTCATCGGCTAACGGTCTTAAAAGTTCCATTATTATTCCTTATGCTAAAAAGCGTAACTTATACAGCGTTGATAAATATAACTCGATAATACCATCAATTAAGTTCTGCAACGGTGCATCGTCTTTATCGCATACATCGTAACGCACAGATTCAATTTCGGCAAGTTGATTTTCTAAAAATTCAACCACATTTGATGTTTTTTTGGCGGACATAAGGCTAATTGGCCCTACTAAACCGTGTCGCCCTTGGTATGCTTCCGCAAAAGTATCGGCTAAATCAATGATATTTTCATAAAATTTCTGTAAAGCCTTGTGTTTTGCGTAACTTCTAGTGTTTAAATGCACACTATGCGTTACATCACGGGCTAAGAAGAATAATCCGATAAAATCTGCGGCTTTCATTGTTGCATCCCTTCAGGTGGTAATCCCATTGGTTGTTGTGGAGGCGCCATACCCATTTGTTCAGGTGGCATTTGCCCTTGCATCATTTCGGGTGGCATCTGTTCAGGCATCGGCGCGTTCATTTCAGGCATTTCTCGCCCAGGCATCTCATTAACCAAATCGCCGCTAGTAATCATGCCACTAATTGTACCCATCACAATATCTTGGATCTGTTCAGGTGTCATGGACGCTTGAACGGCAGTAAGTCTCTTAGTTTCTGCGTCAAACGCTTTAATAGTGGCTTCAAATTCTTTACGTTGGAGATCTTGAGCTTCCATTGATTTATTAACATTTTGTAGCATCCCATGTACTTGATCAAGTTCTTGGCTCATCGCTTGAATCTGTTGTTCAGCAGCCTGTAACTCAGGTGGTTTATCGTCGTCTTGCATTAATTTTGGATCAATTGTCTTAGCAAAGCGTTTTGCCATTTCTTGTGCGCCAGGCCAATCCATATTCTTAACAAACAGATCGCCAGCTACCGACCAAAGTTGCGGGTTGCCTTGCAACAGTTGGCTCATTGCATCTAATGACTCTTGGCGCTTAGTCATGTAGCTTGGGCCAGTAGTAACCACTACATCGTATGTACCAACGCTAGGGTTATAGACTTTTTCTATAACCATACCCTGCTCATCAATAATTTTTTTGACGGCTTCAGGTTGCGTTGGGTTAATTTTAACCATATCGACTTCACCATCTAAGCCTACAATTCTTGCAATACGCTCGGTATCATAGATTTTAGGGATCATATCGACTAGTTGTCGAGTCACATGGCGAATAGCACGGGATAGATTATCAACATAGTGATAAGTACCTGTATCGCCTTGTTTCTCTCTTGCCAGGATAGCCCGACCTGAGCGTTCGTTGCTTGTGGCACCTAAGCTCGAATCGTATTGGCCTGTGGTAGATTTAATGTCATCGGATGCGCCTGCTTTTGCTTGCAGTAGCCCACTCGATGCCATTGGTGGTTGGGCGCGTTGTGGTAAAGGTAATACGCTACCTGCGCCGTCCGTTACATCGGGGTTAATTTCTAAATAAGGCCAGTTGGTTGTGTTAGCTGTTTTCCAATTCTGTTCGTAGCCTTCAAACTGACCGCCATAACCAATAAACGGTGCTTTTGGTGCTAGGGCCAACATTTCAGCTTCTTGGCTAACCCAATAGTTATACATCCGTTGGGCATCTTTAGCGTTTCGCACTAAACCTGACACATACAGACGACCATCGACTTCAAATTCGTTACCAACTACCCGAACGACAGGGATCCATTTGCCTGCCCATTCTCTTTCTTCTAACACTTCGTAGCCGTTGGTTTTCATCCACATGACTTTTTTAACATCGACTATTCGACTCTTGATTGGCTTTAAACCCATCATCTTCATCTGCTTATCTTCAGGTGAGCCATCAAAATGACTCATATTGCCTGGGTACAAATTCAGTTTAGTCGGTATATGCTTGTAGTAGAAATATTCAGCAATACGAATTGTATTTTCGTTTATCCATTGGCTAAGTGAGGAGTCACCTACGCCTTGCGCTAGCATGGATGAGATTGGCGCAGCGTTTGGAAACTCTCTTTCGTATTCTTCTTTAAGTATATCTTCAGTAATAAAGCAGTATTCTGCATCTGATCCGCATGGATCTTGAATCATTGGATCCATGTAAACGCTAAAAGCGTTGCGAATTCTGCCAATACGGATGTCTTGATCAAAGGTTGTATCGTTACAATACTCAGTCAAAATACGGATATAACCTTCACCGTAGGTGACTTGATTGTCGCACGCCGTGTCATAAGCTACATCTGCATCTGAGATGTATTCAATATGACGCACCATGCCATCAAAGATTTCAGCAACTTCAACGTCGCCTTTATCGTCAGCAGGGATTACCTTCCCAGAGGGTCGATTTTGACGCTGTTCGTTAGTAACTTGCCTGACGTGTTGAGGCAGTTTGTTAATAGTAAGGCAAGGTCTAGCGTTGATGGTCTGTCCTTGAACAGATCCTCTAGTTGCCAATACGTCAGCAGGCCATTGCCATTGATTATCTGGAGAACCAGCCATAAATCGAAGGTCATCTAATTCATCTTCGCGGGATTCGCTATACGCTGACAACGCTGTTGTAAAGCGTGAGCGCATTGTAGATAACTTATCCTTTGGATCTTCATTGGTTGTTGGGTTGCTACCGACGTCGGCTACTTCACCAACAAGGTTCATGTTTGACTGATCGTATGCCATTATTTTTTCATCTTGCCTGCTGGTTTAGCTGCGCTGCGCTTGGTAGCATACGCTATCGCCACGGCTTGTTTGACGGGTTTGCCTGCTTTTATTTCGGCTTTGACATTTTCTCGAAATGCTTTAGGACTAGCTGATTTTTTTAACGGCATAATCATTTGCCTTTCTTAGCAGTTTTAGCTGAATCTTTAAAATCTTTGGCAGTTGGCGCACCTTTTGCCCCAACTTTACGCATTTTCTCTTTAGATCCTGCTTCTATTCTTGCACGTTTAGCGTGAATATTAGCATAAAGTCCAGGTTTAGTAGCCATTAGCAGTTCCAATTCTTTAAAGATGCTTTAGCGCGAGGGGCGTCGCCTTTAGCGTGTTTAACAACTCCTGACATTCTCGCACAAAACGATGCTTTTCTACCAGCATCTGCTTTTGTTTTCGGATTCGGTGCAGGTGCTTTCAAATTACTGTTGTTTTTTGCATTGTACTCGGCTCGCCCTTTGGCGGTCATCCCCGCACCCTTATCAGTTGGGTTATAGTTCTTACCCTTACCCGTGGTCGTGCGTGGTATCGGTTTGCTGTGTTTAGTCGCCATCTAACTTCCCATCCAAGAATTAGAGACCGCACCTTGATTCTGGTACGTATTCTTTCGGATTATACCCTTATATTCCCGATGTGCAACAGGAAACGCAAAAGTCAATGCAATAGCGTCGGCAGCGTCAGGTGACGCTAGCCCTCTTGATCTCATGTCTTTCTTCGATTCCAAGAAGATGCTCCCCTTGCTATCAGGCTTCATCATGGGCGAGATCAGATCACTTTTTAAGTACCGATCCGTAGGCACGCTGGCTGACTTGAGCCATTCCCGCATATCGCCCCACATCTCCGCCCGTTTGTTACCATACATCATACTGTTCTTTGCTTTGTTCCCGAAGTTAACACCTTTGATCTTATAGCGTTGCTCTTTCAATCTGTCCACTACTCCAGCTCCGAGTCCACCTTCGTCGATGTTGACTAGCGCTGGCTGATATTCCTCAATAGCCTCGATCACCCGCCCAACTGTTTCCATGGTATCGTCACCTTTGTGCCGTTTGATAGCTATCACATCCCGCCCTTGTCTGACCGCGATGACGGTTGAGTCCGAGCCAAACCGTGCAGGGTCAACCCCAATGATGATGGGTGCAGTATTGTCCTTGTACTTTTCCCGTTGCATGGCTTCTTCGACTGTGTTGACGCTAATGAACTGATCATCGGACGCGTTCGGGAACATACCGTACACTTCGACGTGGGCTTGCACCGAGTCCGAGCCGTACTCAGCGATGATCTGCTCGTACACGTTCTTGTCTGTACCTTCGACTTGGCGTGAGTCGATGTTGCGGTTTTTCCAAAATTCCCGCTTGGAATGGAACGCTTCATAGAAATATCCACTATTCCGCCGTGGGTTGCTAAACGCCATCCAAAACCTGTTGGGTGTGTTCTCTGTGAAAAACCCGCTTGTCACCGCCCAAATAGAATCATCAATACCCGACGCCTCATCGAATATAACCATTACCCCGTCGTAGTTGTGAACCCCCGCGTAAGCATCAGGATTCTCCGCCGACCACAGCCGTCCTTCAACACCCCAATACCGTGTGCCTTTTTTCAGATCCCGTTCAACTAGCTCAGTCAACCATTTGGCTGGCATCACTCTAGTTGCGCTCACTTCGAACCAATGACTGTTGATGGACATGGATAGCCACTTAGTTATCTCCGCCCAGGTGACGCTGCGCAGCTGCGATTCCGAGTTAGCCGACACGATGACGGTTGCGCCTATTCTGGTCGTTAACATCCAATGTTCTAGCCATGACACTAGCGCTGACTTACCAATTCCACGCCCAGACGCTACCGCTTCTCTTAGCACATCGAAGTCCAACTTGCCTTGGTTCTGCTTAATATGTTCGGCTATGTCCAGTAAGATTTCACGTTGCCACTTGCGTGGCCCTGTAAAATTCTCTAGCGGCGTACCCTTTTGCGACCACGGATAACAATACATCACAAACGCTAGTGGGTTGTCCTTAATCGCAGGACTCCACAGGCGTGACATTAACTCTTGTTCGTCTTGCGCTGAGTAGATGGTGGATTGCATTTAGCTGTTAAGTATTGTTTAGGCGACTTTTTGTTTGCGTTCAGGTTTCACGTGGATCATTTCTGCATCGTTAGCTTGGCTTTCCACTTGTTTGAACACGCCTTCGATGACGCGCGTTTCGGCTTGTTCGAGTGCGGCTGTGATCGAGATGCGTTGTTCAACATCTATCGACAGTTGTTGTTTAGCTACCCAGCCATGCTGATGCTTGAGGATTTCTAGCGCAGCTTTAGCGTCGCCATCGGCGGCGGCTTTGTGCAGTATCGCAGACAACTCCATCTCGCCATCGGCTTTGCCTTTTTGTTCAGCGTACTCCGCAATGGGATCTAACATGGTGAGCTGTCGATATTCGGTAGGGCGCATCCCAGCCGCGAGTGCGAGTGTGTCGCCTTTGAGTCCTAACTTGGCAGCATCGTAGATGCGTTGCAGTCTAGCCTCGGTAGCCTCTAGCTTGCGTGGCTCATACACATAGGAATGAAAGTTATCAAACATTTGCATAGTGTATCAAAGTTTTGGCGGGGGGTTCGATGTTTTTTAGC